AATGGAAAGTCTTTGGCATGTTGCTTCCAGCGCTCGGCGGTCTCATGAACCTGCTGGCTGCTGGGCCGCTCGGCCCCGTCCCACCCGGCCAGTCCACCCTTCGGCACGCAAGCCCATAGCAGGCCCCACACGGACACGAGGCCAACGATGAGGGCGATAAGATCGGCCACGATAAAAAGGCCGCGAGTCAGCGGGCAGGCAACCGGGGAGACCAGCCGGTATCACTCACATCCCACTGACTCAAGCGGCGCAGAAAAGTGCCCTGCATAGCTCGTCTTCGGGAAATCCCAAACTGTGACGAGGCGACTAGACAGGGCGGGTACCTAAGACACGGGCACCTGGGAGTTGAACCCAGCGGACGCGGCACACAGACCGCCCGTCCCACGAACGCACCCGCAGAGATTATTGCTTATACGCGCGGTAGAGCAGCCAGACGATGCCGGCAAAAGCGGCCAGGGTTAGTAGCACGAGGACGATGGCTGCATCGGTATACACGCACTAATTATACCACAAAAACAGCCCAGGCGCAAATGAAGGTGCATAATACCTAGATGTAAAGGTTGTCAAAGTCCAATTTCTATGTAGCAGCCGCGCGACTAGAAGTCCCCCCAGGAGTCCCATAGGTAGACCTCAAAGGTAGTACCCCCGGCATCTTCGGTATAATCGTTGTGCGTTCTTGATACCCCGGATAGTCGTCAAAAGAATAAACACTATAATCGATTGTAGGGATTACATATCATCTATGAGGGAATGTTAGGGTCAACCTCTGACTGGGGCTAACAGATGACGGGATGGTCCAATAATATCCTCATTATCAGGCGAATAATGAGGGTTGACAAGCGGCCGAGATGGGCCGACAGTTACCGCTTAGGTCCGATATGTACAACCTATACAGTTTACAGCAGCTTATTGCTTTCCCGCTAACTGCCTCCGCTACCTGCACTTACGTTCTCCCCCCTCCGTACACCCTACGCCCACATAGCTTTCTATAGACATGTACATCAATTATGCTATATACCCCCTTTACATAATAATTGATGTACATTTCCTATAGGACCAATATAGCCGTTGTATGTACAGTAGGGGCAGAACGCTAACTCTATCTGTGCTAATTAGTTATCAATAATCTTGTAAAGGCATTTGCCTAGCCGACCTTTACAATCCATAATCATCCCGTCACCGGCGACATTCGCCTGAGTGAGAAAAAGATTCTGGTTTGCACAATCGTAAAACGTAGTGTAAATCAGAGGGGTATCAAGTGGCTAACCTACTTCAACGGTTAGAGAGAAAGAGTAGGAAAAACTTATGTGCAAGAGTTGTGCAACGGGCATCAAGCCCAGCGCTCGTCGATCATTCCCTCTACCAATGGGCGTGATCCAAGCGGAACGTGAAGTCACTGCACCGATTCGCAATCCAAAGCCCCACAAGGCAGCGGTCGCGAATCAGGTTACAGTTGCCGCGATCCTGGCAGCGGCGTGGATGTGAACCATGCGGTATGCGTACTGTACTAAGGTAGACGGGCATTGGGCCATCGGGAGAAAAGGATAAACGTATGGGCATCGAAGTAATTCACTGGGTTGCAACGCTCTACGCTGCGAAGCAACTAGCCGCGTATCTTGTCCGCAAACTGTCCAGCGTCAAAGCTCGATAGTGCTTGAACTTCGCAGCAGTGCCGAAATGCTGCTGCGATGTTCCGACACTGCGAAGTGTAGGAAAGAGTTTAAGGGTAGACGCAACCGCGTTCCGCGGAAGTGTCGCAACCAAAAAGTAGGGTAACAAGATGCCGGATATTCCGGAACTGGCGGACTCCCCGCCCGAAGTGGACGATGACGCGCTGTACGGCTGCGAACACTGCGAACGTGCGTTTAGCGATGAGGATAACCTAGTGTCCGTCCGCGTCAGCTATCGGGGCACTCGCCGCCACGATACGCGACTCGTCTGCGATCGCTGCCGATGGCAGTGTGCAGATTGTAGCGAGGAATTTTTGGACAACCTAGACTACGGCGGGAATAACACCGATGGCGATGGAGTCTGCGAATCATGCTCGGAGAACTACTTCTATTGCGAGAGCTGTGGCTGCACAAACCATAATGATCACTGTGCGGACGATTCCCTATGTGACTCATGTGCGGATGACCTCGATGAGAATGCGGACGATGGGAGTACGCATGAAAATGGGTATCCACGAGCGCCAAAGATCATCAATAACTACTCCTACAAGCCGCGTGCGGTACTCACGCACGCCATAGATGAGACTGTATCGACGATGACGCCATACTTCGGCGTTGAAATTGAAGCAGAGAGTACGGGTAGCCACGATCGGCATGAATCAGTTACCGGAGCAATTGCGAAGCAATGCACGCGCGGATTTTGGTACGCCAAAGATGACGGTTCGCTCGACAACGGGGCGGAATTCGTTTCGCATCCCGCAACTTGGAAATTTTGGAGCACTGCGGCGTTGCCGCATTTCGAATATCTTCAGTTGCAAAGGTGGCGAAGCTACAACACGACAACGTGCGGGATGCACGTACATATTAGCCGAACCGCGTTTAGCAAGTTCGGCATTGTGAAGTTAATGCGGTTTTTCCGCAACAACGCACAATTGGTGCTCGCACTGTCGCGACGTGAAAGCAAGGTCGCCCTAGATAGGTACAGTGCCGTTGATACGGCGGACAACCACGGTATCACGTACAAGGTGAAAAAGCCTAGTTGGGGTCACGCGGAACGGTATGCCGCGATTAATCTGGAGAACGCGAACACTGTTGAAATACGGGTATTCCGCGGAACTTTAGACGCGGCGGGAATCCGCAGGAATATCGCCTTGTGCTACGCCCTTGTCCACTTTGTTCGTTGGGCGGGATTGCAGCAGCTTACCGCGAAGCATTTCGCAGGATGGTTGCGTGGCAACGGGCGATTCCTGCTAGGCAGGGAACATGGCGAACCCCTTATCAAGTGGGTAACCCAGCAGGTGAAGCCGATTGATAAAGACGCATAAGGTGTTCGATTCCCCGCATGTAAATGCGTGCGGGGATTCCATCATCTTAGACGGGTAGTTCGATTAACAGTGCCCCAATGGGGCGGAAAAGAGTAGTGTCCTATGTTCGCATCTGATTCTCTCATCGCGTCGCAGCTCGCCGCACAGAATGCCCTGACAACGGAGCACAACGCCGCAATGGACAAGCTGAAAGAGTCGCAAGTCGCGAAACTTCGCGGCGAGCTCACCAGTACGCGGTACGCCAAGCGCTCGCTTGCGAAGCTTGCCAGCGTCATCAACGAAAGCCCCGCGAGGACGGAAAACTTACTGGCGGTCATTCACGCCAATAAGTCTGTCGGACGCCGCACGGGCAAGAGCTATTACAGCCGCTACATCACGCTGTGAACTTCCCGCCCGCTAATAACGGGCGGGATGTTCCTAGCGAATAGGTCGCAAGGAAAGAGAAAGAGAGTAGATGAGTTATGTGCTTGATTGCATATCAACCGGCAGGGGATGAACCTTTTGCCCGCGAGATACTGGAGAACGGGTGGGATGCGAACCATCACGGGGCGGGATTTATGTTTGTGGCCGATGGAAAGCTCCAAATCCGCAAGCCGTTTCGCAAGTTGAAAGAGTTGATTGCCGAATATTCAAAGGAACATACGGCACATGGGGCAACATCGGCTTTTTGCATCCACTTTCGATGGGCGACGCACGGCAGTAGCGACGTGGTGAACATTCATCCGCATATTCTGGCCGATGGACAAGCGGGGCTTGTCCATAACGGGATTCTGCATAACTTCGACCCGCCCAGCGGGAAGGACTTGTCCGACACCGCGTGGTTCTGCCGTACCGTACTGGCCGGGCGAACACCGCAGCAGCTTACGTCGGTGGACTTCGGTTGCGTTCTCGCCGAGATGATCGGCAAGAATAATAAGTTTGTACTAATGGCCGCCGATGGATCGGCTATTATTGTGAACCCCGCGAGCGGTGTTTATGAGGGAAAGCGCTGGTTCTCCAACACGTCGCACCGCCAATACAACGGCGGCATGACCACGGGCAGCGGTACAATCGCAAGGGGGTTGGTTCTGCCACCCGCCGGAAAGCGAGAGCGAAAACGAAAGTGGGAAAGCCGCAACGCCGACTTGCGAGCACTCCCGCAGCACTACTTATCGGACGAAGAAACATTGTCTATCGACGCATGGGATGATTACCGAGAGGCGGACTCTCTCGACTTGAACATTGACCCGCAGGCGTTGTGGGATAGCCTGGTCATCGAAGATCGCAATACGCTGGAGGGGCTATACGATAAAGCCATTGATGAGCTAATTGCGGAATCTCGCGAAATGCCGGCGGGCACTAACGCCGACTGGGACTTGATGGATGAAGCCGCATGGCGTATGGCACGAGACTGCTACGTGCAGAGTCACGAACAGAACTTGGAGCTTGCCGCCGACGCGGAATAACGATGTGAGCGGTGCCACCGAGCCTTTTGCACCGCGTTGCACTGTCGTCTAATGGTAGGACACTTGGCGTAAGGCCGAATGATGCGGGTTCGATTCCCGCCCGTGCATTGAACGAATATCTACGCGGATGGACTTGATCCATCTGCTACAACGGAGACCGCCAAGGGGGATAGCCAATTGATGATTACCATGTGTACCGTGCGTAGCACGGACGCGGATGGGGCAATTGAGGAACACTGGCAAGTCTATGACCCTGGCACGGCCAAGCGCCTTGCCGCCGGCGTAGGCCGCAAGTTCCCCGATCGCCGCATAGACGTTAAACAGGAGACGATTACGCACGTCATCACCAGTATTATGATCCCCGCAGATGAACTGGAGGGGTTGCCGCGGGCGAAAGCCGCGAGCACCGCAAACGACTGGTCAAATCGTGGAAGGGTAAAGTACCCGCACGGCTCGACCGATGAACAAGCGGCACGGTCCTCGTTAGAGAACCGCACCGCGTACTCTTGCCCGATAACCTGATCTACTCTTGCCCGGCGCTACTAGGAATCACAAAGCCCTACGCCGGGCCTCTTTGTTTCTGCACATCCCGCCATCCTAGCGAGCGCCGCATCATCCCATAGAGCAACGCAAGTGAACACCGCCGGCATTCACACGTCGGGTGTGATTCTTTGCGCATCCCTCGACCCCGATCACATCCGCGCGGTACAGTTGGCCTAGCGAAAAACGGGGCACTCAGTGCTAATAAAATTGCGTCTGGTTTGCCCGCATCCTGTTCGTGTGTTATACTTAGTCCTGTAAAGAAACGTCCGATAGATGTGCCGCCCGCCAAAACGTAATAGGTGGGCGAACTTAACATAACACCGATTGTAAGTCATCCCATATATCGGGAGCACATCTATTACCGCACCCTTGAAGCTCCCCATAATGGGGCGGCACAGGTGATATCCGATTTAACGTGGAGAAATGCAAATGAGCTTCCCCGGTTTTCAGTCTGAACGTGATGCAATCGTGACCATCCGCAAGGCGTATCCGAACGAAGGGCCGTATGCCCTCGCGAAGCGAATCGTCGCCCGGCATCACTTCGTTGGCGCTGAGTTGGAGCTGTGCGGAGCGACCGGCGGTCGTCCGGTGCTGAGCGTTCTTGGCGTCATCCGCCGCTACGACGCGAAGGGTTACTACTCCAACGGCGGCGAGACCAAGCAGGCGGCTTGGCGTCGCGCCGTTGATTGCAAGGATCGTCTCGCGGTCGCCTAGTCGAAGGGGGTTCGAATGGCATGGGCTTTAGGTATCGGGTTCTGGTGTCTGGCCGTCCTGTTCGTCATCGCGTTTCCGCGGGGAGAAAGCCTGCAAGATGACGTGTTAGGAACGGACGACTTTAACGGTCGAGGTTAGTCGTGAGCTTTCGAAATAAACTGCGGATCAAGGCGATTCGCCGGGTTGAACGGGCCGAACGGGTTCGCCGTCCTGTGCCGTTCCTGGGGGTTTGGGTACGTAAGACGGATGTGCTGGGGCACCGCTATTTGGCAAGCGAGGGCTTGCCTCACAGTGAATCCTCCGCACGGGTGGTGATCCATGCGTAAACGGAAGCTCGACGCGGACGCGGATCAGTCCATCCGCGACAAGTTCAAGGGCGACCCCGATGCGTTCTTCAGCGGCGGGGAAGATGCCTCGGTCGGGTCACGCCGCCGGACTCGCCGCCGGGAACGATACGCCGCTCGGCTCGCTGAGGGGTTCAACATGCTCGACCCCGATAGCGGGGAGGGTGCTGAACGGGATGGTTCCGATGACGACATTGATTGAAAGGATTCCTGTGCCCTACATCACACCCGGAGCACGTCGGCAACTGAACGTGAAGCCGTTCACCGCCATGTCGCCCGGCGAACTGAACTACGTCATCACGAAGTTGGTTCACAACTACGTGGAGCGAAGCAAAGCGGGTCTTCGCTACGAGACGTTAAACGAAGTTATCGGCATTTTGGATTGTGCCAAAGCCGAGTTTTATCGGACGGTCGTTGCCCCGTACGAAGATGAGAAGCGTCGCGTTACCGGGCCTATCTCCCAACTGGATGCAGTGCCATGAGATCGTTTTTCTTTCACTACAACAAGCCGGCCAGCCAGCGGCGGGGCAAGCCGACGATCACGGTTCACTGGAAGGGGGCTTGTCATCTTGTGGATAACATCATTGCGATGATCCCAACGAAAGGACGTATCCGTAAGTCACAGCCCCGGTTTGTCATGGCGGGGCAGGCTCGGTCCCTGAAGATCGTTCAGGGCATCGCATATCTGGTGTAACAAATGCTCTCTGCCCCTCCAGTGCATCGGCCTCGGCGTCTGGTCACATTAGACTTCGAGTTTGCTGCCGATCCATTCGACCCCCGAATGCACCGTGACTCGCCTAACCGCGAGCACACGGTTTTAGGATTGCTGATTGAGATTTGGGCCTGGGTTCGGAATCACCCTGATAGCGTGCCGCCCGAACTGGTCCCGGTGTTTAACTCGATTGATAGCCTGCTAAGGCGTGAGGCCGCTGCGGATATCAAGGAACTGGAACGGATACTATGTCAACTGAACCCGTGAAGTGGGATCTTAAAGCGGCGTTCGACGCTGCCTTTCGTCTGCGGCGTACCGTCGTTCAGATCAGTGAACGCCAGCCGTCGCACGCTCGATCAGTGATCGATCAGTATCTGAAGTTCATCGCTCCGTCCTTGGCGGGCAATTACGGGTCTGACTTCCCGATCACCTGTCGGCGTGCGGCGACGAACAATGAGCGCTGCCGGGTCGAAATGCCGGGCAAGTATCCGTTGCTGTACTTCCACATTAGCAACGCCATCCTTGGGTACTACGACGGGGTCACCGGCAAGTCACCCGACGCGTTCGAATCCCGGTTGAAGCTGCTGACTAGCATCGCCCGCCTGGGTATCGATGAATACGTGGTGGACGGAGATACCTTGCGGGGTTTCGTGCTAATCACGAAGGATGATATGAAGGCACAGATGAAAGCGGAGGATGAAATCCGTGCCGTATCAGATGCAAAATAAGACGGAAAAATTTTCAGATTTTACGCTGACTCCCGAGGAGCTAGATGTTCGCGATGCGCTCAAGGTTTACGAATGGAATGAAGACTGCAGCACCCCTGACGACTTTGTGCCCACGCGGGTTCTGTACGGCGTATACGCCGCCTATATTGAACAATGGGGCAAGCATGCCCTGACTCCCACGCAATTTGGATGCGCTCTGCGTCGGGCTTTCGGGCTTGACCCCGGACGCAAAGCCCGACGCAGAATCGGGGGCGGTCCCGCAATCAACGGGTATACGTTCGTTAAGCTGAAGGAAAAGAATGCTCGATCCGACCCGGCCCCCGTCGTTCAAACCGCCTGCCCTCGCTGTGGCGGCGTCGGCACCCACTATCTCGACTGCACCGGCATCGGTGATTAGCACTGTGGGCCTGCCCGCCAATCCTGTGTTCGTCGTTGAATATGGGTACGGCGGTCGCAAAGGAAAGATCGTCGGCGAGACCGCCCGCAACGGGCGGGGGATGTGGGTCGTGCAGTTCGAAGATGGGACGATGCCCAACCGAACGTGCTTTATGAGTTCCTGTTTCTCAGACAAGAAAGTTGCGGACATAGCCGCAGGGATATGATGTACTACAGCCAACACGGTGAAGATGCGTGGATCGTGGAGAACCTGGAGCTCCCGCAACTAGGGTTCTTCGTTGAAGTGGGGGCGTTCGATGGGGTGAACCTGTCGAATACCAAGCACTTCGAAGACAAAGGGTGGCTGGGTCTGTGCATCGAAGCCGACCCGCGATCGTGGGTGCCGCTGCTCCGCAACCGCAAGTGCCAGAACTTCCTGGGTGCGATCGACGTCGATCGTGGTTCGCTGCCGTTCGACTGCGTCGCCGAGCCGAGTCATTCCGGGTTCGACCGTAACGGGTCGTCCCCTTTGGGCAGCGGCAGCGTCATCAACGTACCGACGTTGCCTTTGGGTGTGGTGCTCGACGCGTACGGCATTAGCGAGATCGATCTGCTTAGCATCGACACCGAGGGCACGGAGATCAACGTGTTCTGGAGCGGCCATTTCGGTGGACACACCGGCCGGTACGCCGATGCCTCGCACGGTCGCCCTTGGCCGAAGATCGTCATCGTTGAGTGGGAGACCGCCGGCCTGCCAAGCAATGAGCAGAAGCTGATGGAATTCTTCTCTCGGTATCCGTACTCGCTGGTTCATCGCAACGAAGGCAACCTGATCTTCAAGTACCAAGCATGAAGCGTCTGAAGCATCACAAGAGCGTGGATACCAAGCGCTGCTCAGCGTGCCAGGATGTGAAGACCCTGGACGACTTCGACCGCAACCGCTCGCGGCCTGATGGGTTCGACAACCTGTGCCGCTCGTGCCGGAAGGATTACCGGGCCGAATTGAAACAGGCGAAGCTGGAAGCGACCGGCCCCTGGGTTCAGTTCAACGGGCAATGGCATTTGTACAGCGGTGACGCGGCATGGGCCGACGCTCACGGGTTGATTCTTGTTCATGGGAAACGCCCCGATGCTTACCAAGTTACCACCGCCGCCGCCGCCGTTCGGACGCAAGCAGGTCCAGTCCGTCCTGCCGGCGAAGCCGAGCTTCAGTGACTTCCACGACACGGGCACGTATCGGATGCCCATGTTCGACAAATATACGCCGGCCTGGGTGAAGGTGCTCAAAGACAAACGGTGGCCGACTGATGTTCTGGTGATCGACTTTGAAACGTACTTCGATCCGACGTTCTCGATGCGGTCCATGGCAACCGCAGTGTATGTGGCCGATCCCCGGTTCGAAGTAGTGAGCGTGGCAATCACCCACATGAACGGGGAAACCCCGTTCGCAAGTTACGAACAGAATACGTCGTTCTTCGCGGGTGAGGATCATGCCGCCCGCCAACTGAAATACTTGCAAGGGGAGTACGGGCAGAACTTTGAGCGGGCCACCGTCGTCATCCAGAACGCCAAGTTCGACTGCACCGTTCTAGCCAAGCGCTACGGTATCTTTCCGCCGCAGGTCGTGGACCTGTTGGGCATCGCTCGCGCTTTGCATCCCAGGTCGCTCGTGGGCCTGGGTGCATTGTGCAAGCGATATGGACTCTCCGATAAGGGCGACACCAGCGACTTCTGCGAAGCGACCTTCCGCACCCGGTTCAAGAAAGGGACCGGGCGGAAGAAAGGGCCGAAGATGCCCATCGCTATTCCGAAGATGACCGAAGCCAAGGTCATCGCCCTGCGGGAGTACAACGTCGGTGACAACCTGCGAGAGTGGGAACTGTTCACGCTGATGCTCCCGCTGCTGAGCAACCCCAACACCGAGTTGGCGTTGATGCAGCACACGCTGGAACTGTTCACCAAGCCGACACTGATGTGCGACTTCGAGCACGGAACGGAACTGGTCAAGCAGATGGAGCAACGGGTTGTTGACGCGATCCCGCCCGGCCTCACGCACGATGAGATTAGCGGCAACCTGAGCTTCGAGCATCTGCTGAACACGGCCATCATCGCAGCCGGCGACAACCCCGGTGCGTATCACAAGTGGATGAAAAACGGGGTGTCGTTCGCCCTGGCAAAGACTGATCCAGAGCGTGAGAAGCTGCTGAATCATCCTGATCCGACCGTGCGAGGGCTGATGGAAGCCCGCGTCGCGATCCGATCCTGGCCGCTGCACGTCAGTCGCGTCAACGGCATCATGGCGATGGCCAGGGCGTGCGATGGGGCAATGCCGGTGCCGCTGAAGTACCACGGCGCTCACACGGGCCGCTGGTCGGGCGATGAGGATATCAATCTTCAGAACATGCCTAAGCAGGGCGACCCGTTGCTGGTTTCGATTCGTGGTCTGCTTGTGGCCCCGCCCGGCATGATGCTGGTGATCGCCGACGCCGCTGCCATTGAAGCCCGCGTGCTGGCATGGATCGCCGGCGAATGGTGGCTGGTCGAGAAGTTCGCCAACAAGCAGGAAATTTACTGCGATTTTGCTACCAAGGTCTTGGGATGGAAAGTCCGCAAGCCCAGCCGCAAGGGGTCGTTTATCCCTGCGGTCGAAGACAAAATGGAATGGGCACGTAACTCGGTCGGCAAGATCGGTGTGCTCGGTTGCGGTTACGGCATGGGTGCCGAGAAGACACAGAGCTATGCAAAGGGAGCAATTGATTATCCGACGGCGGAGAGAATTGTCCAGACGTACCGGACGGAGCATGGGGCGATCGTCCAGTTCTGGACGGACATTGAGAAAGCCTTCTGCTACGTCGTCCGTTATCGGCGGTCATGCGACTTACCCAGGGGTCTTCGGTTTGACCCCTATCAGGAAACCGGGGTCACCATTACCCTCCCCAATGGCCGCGAGCTTCACTACGAAGCCTGCCGGATCGTTCCTGATCCGAACCGTTCGGGGCGTGATTCGCTTCGTGTTCTCAATCCGCTAGGGCACACCTGGGAACATGTGTGGGGCGGGCATCTGACCGAGAACGTCGTGCAGGCGATCAGCCGGGATATCCTGGCCGAAGCGCTGCTGCGGCTGGAAGCGGCGGGGCATCACACCGCTCATCATATCCATGACGAACTGGTGATCGTGTCCCCTGTGGATCAGGCGAAGGATGTTTTGAAGCTCGCCGAAGCAGAGATCGGGCAAACCCCGACGTGGGCACCGAAGATGGCGCTCGGCGCTGAAGGTGTACTAAGCGAGCGTTATGCCAAACACTGATACGTTGCTCGGATCGTTCGCTTACTACGCGGGCGTCGACCCCGGCAAAAAGGGGGCCATCGGCCTGATGAGCAGCAGCGGCACCGCCTTACGGGTGTGGCCCATGCCGGTCAAGGATGATGGGGAGATTGATCTGAATGGACTTCGTACTGTGTACCGTAGCCTTTCTTTTCTCCCGTCTCTGTGCGTGGGGATCGAGTGGCCGGAAGCGTGGCCGGGCGCGTTCAACAACGTGATCCGTGACGCCGAGTTATTTGGCCGGCAGAAAGGATACCTTGAAGCGTTCGCGTTTCTCCACCACCTTGAATTCTGTCGTGTGTCCCCGGTGCTCTGGAAGGGGCGACTTGGTCTGGATGGCAAAACAATTGAGGGGGCAAATCAGCGGGCCGCTGGTCTGTTCGATCTGTACTACCCGTCATACTCCACTGCAATACGTGGAAGTCGAGGCGGACTTAGAGACGGTCCACTCGATGCACTCCTCATCGCGCATTTTCTCCGCATGAGAGGATCAGACGGAATGAAAAGTGTGGTCAAAACATTCGGAAAAGATTCTCTGCAAGCATTCGTGACGGTCATGGGCGGGGGCCGGCGGAAAAATAAATTCGGCAAACGCCGACCGGCCTGATGTAAATGTTGTATAATTAGCAGTCCGCACGCAGAGTAGACCAATGCCAACAGTCAACCCAACTTGCTTTCACGTCAGCGCCAGCAGTGTTGCCGCGTTCAAGGCGTGCCCGACCCGCTTCCGCCTTCAGTATCGTGAGGGTATCCGGCAGGCCGTGGACATGGATAGCCAGCGGGTCGGTACCAACTGGCACGCGATGCACGAGGCCTATGCCAACACGTCCACCATAGACGCGGTCGTTGAACACCTGAACAAAGCCTACGCCGAGCGTCCGAACTATAAGACCGCCGAGGAATGGGAGCTTGAACGCACGATCCTGTTCGTCAGCTTCGTAGCCTATCAATGGTACTACAGCGAAGACCCGCTGGAGTTTCTGGCCAGTGAACTGCCTTTTGAGTTGCCGTTGCGTGACCCCCGTGTGGGTCTGCCGCTGAGCACCAAGGAAGTTCTCTGCGTCGGCAAGATCGACCACATCGTGAGGTGGCAGGGGGCGATCTGCAATCTGGAACGCAAGAGCACCAGCCGCAGCATCAGCGACGACAGCGACTATTGGGACAAGGCCAAGAAAGATACCCAGGTCTCGATGTACGCAATGGCGTTCCGCGACATGGGGTTGTACGCCGACCAGGGCCGAGCCGGCAACACGCTCTACGATGTTTGGCACAAGCCGACAATCAAGCCAACTGATCTCACGCAGAAAGAGACCGCCGAGTTCATCGCCAGCGGCGAGTATCAGGGCCAGAAGTTTGAAGTAGCGCTCACCGAGGGTGAACCCCACGTTGTCACGGTCAACGGCGTTAATGCCGAAGTGACGATGGGCAAGAAAGGGTTCGCGGTCAAAGAGACCGTTGATATGTTCGGCGCTCGTCTGCTTCAGGATATGTACGCACGGCCTGAGTTCTACTTCCGCCGCAAGGAAATCGCCCGCACGGATGCAGACATTACCCACTTCCGGGGCCAGTTGTACGCGGTCTATCAGGCGATGAAGAACTACAGCGCCACCGGCCACTGGTTCGAGAATGAGAGCCAGTGCCGGGCTACCTTCGCGTGTCCATATATCCCCATCTGTTATGGGCCGGGGGCCACGGCGGTATGTGATGGGAAGACAACCCCCAACGGGTTCCGTCGCATATTTGTTGATCTTACGATTAACGGCCAAGCGATCGAAGAATAGCCGGGCGGGAACGGTGGGCATACAACCGCGATCAGTGCTCAACATGCCGGCTGATCTGCCCCGCCCGGCTTTTTACTGGAGACGACCATGAGTGCCATAGCGCCACCGACAGTGCCTTTGAAGATGCCGGGTAAACCCCCGGTGCCGGTCAAGCTGCCGCAACTGATTAAGCCCGCGAGCACGAACGCATCAGCCGTGCCAACCAAGCCGGCGAAGGTGTTCACGATCGAGTCGTGGTCCGACGCCGACGAAGGGGAGAAGATTATCCTCTACGGCAAGAGCGGCATGGGTAAAACCACCCTCGCTTCGATGGCCCCGAACGCGGTGTTCATCGGCCTGGACGACGGCGGTCGCAAGATTTACCACCCGGTCACGGGTGAACTTATCAAGCGTATCCCCGGCGTGACGACCTTCAGTGATGTTCGCGACGCGCTGCATCAGGCGAACCTGTGGCCTGAGAAAGCCACCATCGTGATTGACACGATGACCAAGTTGGAAGCGATCACCGAAGAACACATCATCGGGACGTACAAGAAATCGGGTGGCGCTTCGGCCAAGACGATGCGGGACTTCGGCTGGGATGGTCCGGCTCACAACCTGGATTGTACCCGTCTGCTGCTGAGTGATCTGGACGCCCATGTGCGTGTCGGTCGCAACGTTATTCTGCTCTGCCAGCTTGCACAGATTCGCGTCGCCAATGCCGAAGGCTTCGACTACCTGGAAGATGGACCCAAGCTCCAGCACAACAACCAGTACAGCACCCGCACCGAAGTCTGCGAGTGGGCCGACCATGTGCTGCGAATCGGCTATCAGGAAATGCAGGTCGTCAAGGAAGACACCAAGGCCAAGGCCGGCAAAGTGACGAGCACCGATTCCGCCCACGTCATCTATAGCGGTGGCGCTCAGCACTTCATGGCCAAGAGCCGGCCCGTGAAAGGGCATCGCATCCCCACGGCGGTCACGTTTGGCCAGCCGTCCGACAATGCCATCTGGAGTTTTATTTTTGACGGGGCAATCGCCCAGGAGACCTAGTGATTAGACCCAGGAATACCCTCGTGCTGTGTGCTTTGATTGAGCAGGCCACGCGGATCATCGGTTCCATCGTGCAGACCACCAACCGCGATGAGTACACCGAAGCAACTGTGTTGGCGGTGGGACCGGGGAACATTGCTGCTGAGGGTGGACGATCCGACACGGTCGATCTGATCCCCGGCCAGCGAGTCACGATCCTGTACAAGCAAGTGGATCGCAACAACATTCTGAAGAATGTTGGCATCCCCGTGACCCAGGCGGACGGCAGCGTGGCCTACCTGTACGAGCAGGCCCGCATCATCAGCATCAATGCTGATCCTGATCTGAAGCCGTCCCTGGCAAACGAAGGTCGTGCAGGGCGTGTCGTGTCGAGTACGGAGATCAACTGATTATGGCAAACAAACTGGAAAGCAAGGGGACGTACCTGTTCAAGATTATTGAATCAGGTCTCGGCCTCACGAAGAACAACTTCCCCCGCGCCATCATGCGTCTGGCGGCGGTGCAGAAGTACGTCGAAGACGCACCGGAGATCGCCCACTTCCAGCAGCAGCAGTTGCTGGCCGATGGCAAGCCGGCGTATATTGACTGGACCGCGTTCGGCGAGGAGACTGTCGAATCGTTCGTCCTGTTCAAAAGCGCCAGCGAGTTTACCAAGGACACGGCGCTGCTGAACTACGAGCAGCTTCAGATCGCCACCGGCTGGGATGGCCTGGACTTTGATGCTCTCATCAACGGGTCGCTCGTGGACAAGGTCATCCTGGGTCGGGTGGACTTTGAGTCCTACACCAACCCGGATACCAACAAGACGACAGAAGGATTCCGTGTCAAATGGATCGACAAGGCGGATGCAGACCCGAATCGCAGCCTGAAGTCGGTGGACGCCGATCAGGTGAGCAAGCTGTCGGCCATGCTGAAGATGGGCCTGGGAGCAGCGAAGCCCAAGCCGGCAGCGGCAGCGGCCAAGCCAGCGGCTGCGGTGGCGGTGGCGACCAAGCCCGTCGCGAGCACGGCCCCTGCTGTCGCGACTTCGATTTCCCCATCCTCTGTTTCTTCTGCCCCTACGACTTCTAAGCCGCCGAAGGTGAGCAAGAAGAAGGTCGAAGCGCCGCCGGTCCCGATCGCGATGATCGAGGAGACCACGCAAGACGCCGCTTGGGCGTACGTGATCGAGAACAAGGGCACGGCCACCGATGACGCGGTGACGAACGCCTGGATCGCCGCCTGCGAAGTGGTTGGTCCCACCAAGGAGCAGACGGACTTCACTAGCAAAGACTGGTTGAACGTTCGCAATGTCGCTCTCTCGAAGCTCGTTGCCTGATCCCTCCTCTCGCACAGACGACTGTAGCCCAATGTAGAGGCACCGCGATACAAAGCGGCCAAGCTGCGGGTTCAATCCTCGCCAGTCGTCCTTCCCCATGAACAAGTTTGTAAGGCTACTCGAAGCCTTTCAGGGTAACGCATACCCAGCCATGATTGCCGACTTGGCAGATCACCTGGGTGTGTCCGCAGACTCTGTAAGGCGATTGGCGCTCGGGTGGGCACCCATCGTCACCTTCAAGAAAGCAAAGAGCTTTCAGGGGTGGTGGGCGATACCCGAGCGGGACGCCGATGCTAACCCCATTGGACTTTCATTGCGATCACAGGATGATTGCAAGGTCACATACCCAGGGAGCAAACGTGGTTTAGTTTACGAAGTCAACCCGAATCACCGTGGGGGCGAAAAGGGGTATAGCTCCGGCGCTCACAACTGGGTTCGCACAATGGACGCCGGGCAACTGTGCCCCGTCTGCGGGAAGCCAGATGGCTGCGTGCTCTCGGCCGACAACGTCGCCGACCCCAAGGCCGCGATCTGCATTCGCGTGAAGTCCGAACGACCGATGCGTTTTGGCTTCCTGCACATCCGCAAAGCGGAAGGCAACCTGAGCAATGCGTCGGCGCTCATCGACGGCAAAGAGCCGGTCGTTGTCGTCGAGGGGTTCAGCGATACCTGCGTGGCGCTGGACCTGGGATTCCGCGGCGTGGGTCGTCCCAACGATCTGGCGTGCATGGACGTTCTCCGTGACCTGGTGCGGGCACAGCCCGTCATCATCGTCGGGGAGAACGATCGAAAGGCGGATGGTCGGGAGCCGGGCAAAGAGGGGATGATCGCCGCGTTCCAGACCCTGAAGACGGTCTGCCGTGACGTGACGATGGTGATGCCGCCGGAGCACGTAAAGGACTTGCGGTCCTGGAAGAACAAGTATGGCCTCACGCGCGATCAGTTCCTCAAGTTCGTCGAGGAGCACGGCCAGAAGCGGGTAGACTCCACCCTCATTGTCGATGACCGACCGACCACGATCGCCCGTTCCTTCCTTGATGAACGCTACCGGCTGGTCAGCCGCTACATCCTGCGGCGCTGGGAGGAAACCTTCTATCGCTACAACGGGATGAAGTACGCGCCGTTGAAGAAGGAAGAATTCATTCAACCGATATACAACTGGGCATATGACAGAATTGTTCAGCGGGTTGACTCCAAGGGGAACATCAAACTCGAACCCCTCGTCGCTGATAATACCTTAATTGCGAATCTCACGCAAGCAGTTATCGCCGAGACGTTAGTACCTTCGCGGAAGATTCCGGTCTGGATCAATGGGGCAAGCGGCCCCGATCCGCGTGATTGTATCGTCTTTTCCAATGGCATCCTGAACGTGCCGGCTTTCCTAACGGGTGACAACGACGCCCTGCTCGATCCAACGCCTGATCTGTTCACGACTGCGGCTCTCCCGTTTGCGTTCGATCCTACAGCGAAGTGCCCTGCGTGGGAATCTTTTCTGCACTCGTCTTTGGGTGATGACCCCGACAAGATCAATCTACTTCAGGAATGGATCGGGTATGTTCTCACGAGTGATACAAGCTTTCAGAAAATGCTTTACATGCGCGGCCCCACCGCCTCCGGCAAAGGTCGTATTCTGGAAGTGCTCTCGGCATTGGTTGGAGAGGAACAAGCCTGCGACACCAGCTTCTCTGATCTCTCCGGCGGCTTCGGTCTTGCTCCCCTGGTTGGAAAACTTCTCTGCACCATCGGTGATGCCCGTGCTCCACGCGATGGAACAGCCATGCGGGGACTTGAACTGCTGCTTAACATTGTTGGAAACGACGGCGTCCAGATCAACCGAAAGCATAAGGACCAACTCGAACGGCATATTCTTACTGCTCGGATTACCATTGCCTCAAATGAAATCCTGGATGTGCCGGATCATGCCGGCGCTCTGATCCGCCGGTTAAACCTTCTGGAATTCACCCGCAGCTTCAAGGACAAACCGGATCGCCTGCTGCCAGACAAGCTGGCGATGGAGACTGCGGGCATCGCCGTGTGGGCGTTGGAAGGACTTCGCCGGCTTCGCGCCAATGGGACGTTCACCGTGCCGGTTAGCAGTCATGAAGCGCTGCTCGAATGGCGAACGGCCACCAGCCCGGTTGCGGCGTTCCTCGAAGAATGCACTGATCAGGATAACGACGGCGAAGTGTTGAAGGATCAGTTGTTTGATAGCTGGGTGGGCTGGAGCACCGAGCGGCGAATCCGGCAGGAGACCAAGAGTCGGTTCTATGAACGGTTGCGATCCAACGCCATCTACGCCATCAGTGCTACTTACGAAAAGGGAGGGCACAAGTACAGCGTGTTCAAAGGTTTGAAGTTGAAGAAATGGGCCGCTGCCAAGTTCGGCGGTAACCCGGTTGGGAGACAATAGAGACTATGAATCATTCAGACGTGCAGGATAACTTCTCGACAGGCGCAAAGCGGGACACCCAACAGGGCAAGCTCCGCTACGACCTGATCTCGCCGCTGGCCCTCACCCGCCTCGCTGAGATTTATACCCAAGGTGCTGAACACTATGGCGATCGGAACTGGGAAAAGGGAATGCCCTTCACCCGCGTGCTCGCCAGTCTGGAACGTCACCTGATGGCGTTCAAGCTCGGCAAGGTGGATGAAGATCATCTGGCGCAGATGGTGTGGAACGGCTTCGCGCTGCTTCACTTCCAGGAACAGATCGCCAACGGCCACCTGCCGGCGACGCTGGATGACACGCCCAACTACGCCAGCAAGTATGAATTGCCCCAGGAAACGCCCCAAGATTTTGTTGAGCAGGCGATTCAGGACTCCACTTGCGAACAGTTTGTATTCAATAACCCCAAGCGACAGGGCTTGTACGAGCATCTGTTTATCCTGGGATGCCCCGCCAAAGTCGCCGAGCAGATCGTTGGCGGCACAACCTTCAGCGATGGTGAACTGCTCCGCGAAGACACCGAGGCCCATCGCCCGTTTGTCTACATCGCCGGCCCGATGCGCGGGTACGAGTCATTTAACTTCCCGGCGTTTGATAAGGCCCGCGATACCTTCCTGGGCATGGGCTTCAACGTCATCAGCCCTGCCGACATTGATCGCTACGGCAACCCCAACGCCTCCGACACCGCGCAGGACGTGAACGATCAGACCGTGTTTGTGCTCCGCGATTTCTGGTCGAACTTCTTCATCGCCAAGGAAGGCCATGAGCAGGGGGGCATCGTGTTGCTGCCCGGCTGGACCAAGAGCGTTGGCGCTTCCGGGGAATTCTTTCTGACGCAGTGGCTGAAGCTGCGGGCGTACAAGCCCTACGGCGGCGACTACTACAACGCCAAGCATGAATTCGCCCTCGCCAACGCCCTCGCCACGCCCATCCTGAGCATCTAGCTCCGGTCGTAATAATCCTAACTACAAGCACGGACGCGACGCGGGCCGCAATCGCCGCGACTACATGCGGGCATGGTATGCGGCCAAGAAAGAATTTGCTCATGTCTAAGGTTTTAGTAGTGGGGGACATTCACGAGCCGGTCAGCCACCCAGGTTATCTGTCGTTCTGCCGTGATCTGCGGGACGAGCACCAGTGTGACGCCACGATGTTCATCGGGGATGTGTGCGACTGGCACGCGATCAGCTTCCACGCGCATCATCCTGATGCTCCCGGCCCCAAGGATGAATATGAACTGGCCGCACAGCGGGTGGGGCGGTGGCATCGGAACTTTCCGAACGCCAGCGTCTGCATCGGCAATCACGATGAGCGCCTGATTCGTCTGGCCGAGACGGTGAATATCCCCAGCCGCTTCCTTCGCGACTACAAGGATATCTGGAAGACGCCGGGCTGGAAATGGGGCACCGATCACATGATCGATGACGTGTTCTACTTCCACGGCACCGGCACCGGCGGGCTGCACCCGGCGTTCAACTCGATGATGAAGCAGTTGATGAGCGTCGTGCAGGGGCACATTCACTCTGCCGCCGGCATCAAGTGGCGGGCCAATCGCGATCGTCGAACCTTCGGTATGGATACCGGCTGCGGGGTTGACGATCGGGCCGTGGCGTTTGCCTACGGTCATCACTCACAGATTCGTTCCATCCTGTCGGCAGGGGTTGTCATTGATGGCATCCCGCAGCATTTCATCATGCCCTGCGGACCCGGCGAGAAATATAACCGCCGGAAATTCAAGAGCCATAAGCTCAGAAAGTTCTCCTAATGAAAGACTGGTTACTTCGTGTTCTCTTTGCAATCTGGTGCCTGGGCGCTTCGGCAGGTTTGATTCTCGCCTGTGGGGGTTGCCAGCCCTCGGCGGTACGGCAGAAGGTAACGACTATCGCCAACCGGGGGACGGTCAATGACGCCCTGGGGGAGTCCGACCCGCTTCGCCACCCTATCAAAGCCATTACCGCGTATGTGAAGAAATTCGAGAAGCCGCTCATCACGCTGACGGTGATCGCGGTGGTGGCGCTGGGCGTGGGGATCGGCCTGTACTTCACCCCGTTGTCCTGGATCAGCACCATTCTGGTGCCGGTAGCGGGATCAGTCGCAGCCGTGTCGTTCACTGGCTTAGTATCGCTGCCGGTGTTTCCGTGGTTTGCGTTGGGGCTTATTGCACTTGGCGTATCGCTCGTGATCTATGAGTTGTACTACACCAAGAGCCTGCCCGGTGCGATCACGGCCCTCAAGTCCCTGTTCGGGTTCAAGTCCACCCCGACAACGGTTCAGTTGACGCACACATGAAGATCACGCTGCCTGATCTATTGTACCTCGTCGGTTCGTTGTGCTTCGTCGCGGGCACCTTAGTCAACGCGGCACGGAGATAAATATGAAGAAGAAAAAACCCAAGCTCGCGGAATTGTTCAAGTGTCAATCGGTCAAGCAGATCGTCGCTCTGCTGAAGCGATACGGAATCAGAGGCAAACTAAACAACGGCTGCGATTGTCCCCTATCCAACTTTGCCAAGAAGTGCGGCGTGAAGAAACCCTCGGTCCTAACCCGCGGGTGTTGCAAGTCTTTCGATGCAGTATATGGACACAAAATCATCTTCGGTGAAAGCATGATCCGTGAGAAGTTTATCCGCAGGTTCGACGAGGGCAAGCTCCCCGAACTGGTTGCCTAATGAAGATTTTCCGCACACGACAAGACGTGATTGACTTCGCGACGGGGAACGCTCCCACCCGTGCCTGTCAGCGGCAGATGGAAACCCAAGGGGAGCTATCAGTCTTCGGGGGCGTCACATCCCCCGAGGGCTTTCCCGGCTGGCTCGTTCGGGTCAACCGGAAGTGGCAGATCGGCATTTGGCTCGACGCCGCTTCACAAAAAATCAGCGTGACTTATCCGACTCAGGAAATTCCCGATGCAGCCAAGCTGATCAAAGGACCGATGCTATGAGCAAGGAAATTAAAACGGCACAGATTCCGGCCTATCTGTGGGAAAAATACCGGCTGCGGGTTTCGCGACAGACAGTCTATAACTGGATGAGCAAAGGGCTGCGCGGCGAGACGCTGCCCTACACGGTGATCGACAACCGCCAGACGGCGCGGTTTCCCGGCACTCGTCGAACGACAGAGGAACAGTTAGATGCGTTTTTACAGCGTTGTGGAATCAAACTCCCCTACCTTGACCGTGGCAACGATTGGGCTGGCCCGTCTGAAGATGTTGATTCAGAACAAGATGGAGGTTCGCTGGAGTCGTGACGGGGAAGTGCGGGTCGTCCCGCTGCACATCCTTCGCAACGTCTACTACGGTTTTAAGGATGGGATGAAACAAGTAGAGCCTCACCGCTTGGGTGAGGCTCTGGCTCATGCACATACGATCAAGTGGGAACAGACGCTTCCGCTACCCGACGCTCCAGTGGAAGTGGTTTTTAATCCACGACCAGCCGCCGGCGAGTACGCCCGCAAGCGCCGTACTGAAGACGGCGTAACCCGCTAGGGCTTTTTTCTGAGTCTGTTCCAGGCGGTTCACCCGCCCTTCAAACGATCCCACCGTTTGCAGGGCGCTGTTGACCGCCTGTTCCACTTTGGCGGCGTGCTGGTTCAACTCGGTCTTCATCAGGTCCAGCGCCGGCTGAACGATCAGGTCCATTAGCAACTTGGCATCCTGAAAGTTCTTCGGCAATCCTACGCTTGTACTGCTCACTTTACAGCCCTCACATCCTGGGCGATCTGCTTGAACATCGCCTGCTTCTCCGGCGTGGTCTTATCCGACCGGCCGATTTTTCCTTTGATCTGCCACTGCATCTGTCTCCGCTCATCCGAAGTCATCTCCTTCCAAATCTTCATCAGGTCATCGGGTCGAAGCTCGCTGTTGCCGAGCATCCCCTTCAACCCGGTTGGTTCATTGGCGCGTTTCTCGATCGTGCTCACATCCTTCGGCGATAAGAGCTTCTGATTGACTCCCTTGCGAATGTCGCCCATCGCCGCCGGGTTATTATCCCGCAATTCATTCTCGTACTTCCGCAGCGTCTGCGACTTTTCCGCTTCCTCGGGGCTGCGGCCAGCGGCGCTGGATCGCTCCTGAAGAATCTGGTGCGCCTTGATCTCGGCATCCGATTCGCTGAGCGCGCGGGGGGCGGTCTTGAAGCCGAGCATCCCGGCGACCTTGGCCCCGGTGCTTTTGGTCCCTTCAGATTCAAGCTGGCGATACTGGTTGATCGACAGGGGCATTCCCGATTTGATCAGGTACTTGGTGATCTGCCCGGCCTGCTTGTACCACGCGTCATCGTTGTCATAGACCTTGGTGCCGGTGAAGTCCTTGTTGCGGGCAATGTCGGTGGCGGCATGCACGATCGGGGACGCCTTGGCCGACAGCGTATCGACTGGATGGTGCATGAAGTCAAACCAGTCGCTGGTGTAGAATCCGGTATTCAGGCGAATGTCATGCCCATCCCGATCCTTCGCGCCGGTCGGCGGAAAGATCAGGTCACGCAGCTTGCTCGGGGCTTTGCCCGTCGCCATGTACGTGGTGATCGCCCCGGTGAACGCGGTGAGCATGCCAGTCGTGGCCAGATAACTCACCCGGCGCGTGTCCATATCCGACAGCTTGCCGCCCCTGGCAAGTGACCCCAGGCCCTTGCCCAAGTCCACCAACCCGCCCGCCAGGGCACGACCGCTGCCGTAGTTCCATCCTACAGACAACGTGCTGAGCGTGGCCAGATCGCGGGCCGTTCTGTTCCAGAACAGGTTGTCACGATTCATTAAACCCAGCACGTTGTCCAAGTGATCGCTAACCTTCGCCGCTTCCTTGTTGATTTCCGCGGAAGTGGCGTTCGGTGATTGTTTCAGAAAGTCCCCAATCATTTCACTGCCAAGATGCAGCTTGGCGCGTTGGACATATCCGAACACACCCTTCTGCATCAGCTTCTCATTCAGCGCCAGAGGACCATGCACGCCAGCGCGGAGCAGCCCCTGCAATCCACCATCACTGATCGCCTTCTGGAACTTGCGGCCAAACTGCGTTTCATATGCCGGATCGGCCTTGGCGGCGAAGGTCGTCTTCATCGCGTCGATGACCTTCCCCTGCTCAGGACTGCCGGCCATCTTGGTCCCGAGCATCATCTTCTGAATGTCGCCGCCGTTCATCACCGCTTTGGCCGGTGAGAGCAGCGAACCTTTGAGCACGCCGCCCGCTTCACCGAGCCTGCCTTGCAACCCCAGGTCCAGCGATCGCGCGGCCTGAAGGTTAATCAGTTCCTGCGTCACCTTACGAACGTGGAACGCCGACAGGCCGAGCATCGATTGCGTGATGGTGTTGTTGGCATCTTGCAGGATGCGGTAGATTGGATTGCTGCCGACCTTCGACGGCTCGACAATGTTCTTCAGGATGCGATTGACTTCCACCGGAGCATAGGCTTTGCCGTCGCTCTTGATGATATCCTTCAGCACACCCTTGGTTCCGGTTGGCACTTCCTCCCAGCCGGCGGGAACTTTTTTCTCATCCTCGAAGCGCTTGATCTGTCCATCCTTGGCCAGACGATCCATCCCCTGATAGCCGGCGAGAAACTTGCTGCGCTCAGCGCGGGTGGCCAGGAACATTTCCACCGGGTTCTCATACTTGGGAACCAGACCCTTGGCCAGACCTTCATCGAAGTCGGCCAGCGCCCGCTTATTCAGGAACCCTTTCTTTCCCTCGATCGCGCCCGGACGCATCGCCTTCTGCATCGTGTCAGCGGCCTTGGCGTCCTTCTTCCACATCATGTTGTACCAATGATCCGACCATGTTTGGGCGGCGGTGTTTCCCAGGCTCGCCAGCTTCTGGCGTCCTTCATTGGTGTCTTCGTACATCGAGTCGGCGATCTTCTGAAGCTCGGGCGTCGCCTGCGGTTCCTGGTTATACATCTTCCGCTGGAAATCAGTCTGCTCTGCCGGCTTCAACTTATCAAATCCCTGTCGAGCCTGCTCAAACGCATCCTGGGCGGCAAGCTGATTGTTGTTGGCCCTGTTGAATTCCTCGCGCATTACCTGCGCGGTCTTTTCACTGCCGCCGCCGGTCTCCATCGGGAAGGTGTTCTTCAGCGTGTCCTTGATGAACTTGCCGGCCTCGGCCAGCTTGCTGAGTTTCGGCTTGATCTCCTCGTGATAGATCGAGCCGGGGCCGACCATATCATTGGCGCTCGGCAGCGCCATAGCGCCCGCGCGGCGACCCCCGGACAGCCGGTTCTGCCGGGCGGTCTCCATCAGGGTCTGAAGTTTGGTCGATTCAACTGTGTGCTCGGGGAGCTTGAATGGCCCGGCAGGCTGGGCCTGTTCCTTCGGAGCAGACGCCTTCTCCTCAGGCGGCGGCGTGTAGGTGCCCGGCGGAAGCCCCTCGAACCCGGCGGTATCCAGAACGTGCTGCACATCCCGATCGGACATATCAGCAGTAGTGTGCTGATACGGCTTGCTGAGAATTTCCCTCAGCCGATTCGCGATGTGCGGCGGTGTCGGCTCGTGCTTCATGTCCCGAACTTGGGCCATGATATCTTCAGCTTTATCTTCTCCATGCACCTGCTCGTAATCAGATACCTGTTTCTGGACTTCGGCGGCGAGATGGTCTGCCGCAGGATCATTGCGGGACTTTGCTTCGAGGAAGTCCCGCTGCTTCAGTAGAATGGCGTCCTTTGCCGGGTCGCTCTCGCGGCTGGACCCGGACGCCGAATTTTCCGTCTGCGCCGATTCTGTGGCCGACTCGATTCCGTGTTTGCCGATCAGGTCTTCAGGAACATATGCAGAGACGTGAGTATCACCAGCAGCTTTGGCAGCGGCGATGCGATGGGCGCCGTCGAAGATGTTCCCTTCTGGCCCAAGGATGGCCGGCCCGAGCTTCTGGCGGTCTTCAGGGGCCATCTTCGCCAGCGAATCGACCTTGGACTGGTCCACGCTTTCCCCGATGCCCTGGGCGAACTCTACGGGCACCTTCGCCTTCTCATAGGGGGTGTGCGGGGCCATCGACTTCAGAAGCTCGCCGGTCTGGTCGTTCGGGTTATTCCGGTTGTAGTAGTCAGTCAGCTCATGAATGTCTTTGAGCCGGTCGGGATGAGCTTCTGGCGCGGTCGATTCCGGCGCGGGCGCCGGCGCTGGAGCGGGGGCGGCGGATTGCCGATCAGGTTGGATATGATCGAAGATATCTTTCGGGGCGCTGGCGAGCTTCTGGTCCTGGGCCTGTTGCTGGGGGGCTTGACCGTTTTGAGCTTCCTGTGGGGTTTGTTCCGCCGGCGATTTACTCGGTTCACCCCGCCGACGAAGCATGTCCGTCCCCCCGTGGGCGGCGGCAAAAGCAGCGGTCTGGATCAGCGGGGCAATGGCTGATTGCGCGCCCATCCCCTCGGTGACGGGTCGCCCGTCAATCAGGTTCTGCGCTGCAATCTGCGCGTGGGTGATGACTTCATTGGTCACAGCGTCAGCGCCGAACCGCTTGGCGAAGTTCGCCACGATGTTCTTGGCGACCGGCACCGCGTCAGCGCCGGCGGTCTTCCCGAGCGCGCCCCCGCCAAAGAGCTTGCCGCCTGCTTTGTTGGCGACCACGTTCATGCCGTAGTCGAGCGCTCCAGTACCGGCGACGCGGGCGATTTCGCTCGATCCGCTCACATCCTGGCCATTGGCCCGTTCCTCGGCGATATCAATTCGTTTGTTGCCCATCGCCTCGGCGGCGGATAGAGCGCGGCCCGCCCCGGTCATCACGTATGGAGCGTTAACCAAGTTGCCCGCCTGGGCGCCGGCGAACCCCGCCGCGCCCGTCTGCGGGCCATAGTTCAACTGGGCCTGCTGCCGAAGCTGCATTCCTGTGTCGGGGGAAACCAGACCGACTGCCCCTTGAATCGGAGCGGCGATCGTCTGCGCCATCGCGTTACCGAAATGGGCAACGCCCCCCTGGTTCTGCGCCACCTGAGCGCGTTCCTGCTCAGGCGTCATGGGCTGCTGCTGCATCTGCCCGGTGTGCAGTTGCGTGAACGCCTGCTGCACCGCGAGCGGGTCCATGTTTGCGTGCGTCGCGAAATACTGCGAAGCATCGTGCGGCCCGGTGGGGATGGACGAGCCGATCTGGTCGAAGATATCCCCCTTGGGCGCGGCGGGCATAGTCGTGGGCGCAGGGGCGGCTTGCGTATCAAGTTGATCGAAGATATCGGGCATTTAGAAACTCCAGCCGGTTTGCTGAGCGAGCAGGCGGGCCTTGTTCTTATCCCCGCCGGCGGCTTGCATAAAATGCTGCGCGCTTTGGGCGTCAAGTTGATGCCCAGGTTTGGGCGGCTGCGGCAATTGTGCCTGTTCACCGCCAGCACCTTTGACCTGCTGAAAGACATGCTTCATTCGCAGCGTCTCAGGATCGTTGCCGACAAATTGCGATTCGTCCCCTTCGTAGTCGATGCCGGGGTTGGCCTTCATCAGTTGATCGCGTTGATGCTGCGACTGCTGCATTTGCTGATGCTGCTGGGTCGCCTGCATATGCCGCTGGTTCTGCATCGCGTTTTGGAAATGACCCATGACCTGCTCGGGTTTCGCGCCCGATTGAATCGCGGCGATGCCCGCCTGTCGGAGCTGTTCGGGGATTTGACCCTGGAAGCTGTTGATCATCTGCACGACCGGGTCATTCTGCTGAGCGCCGGGAACCTGCGCAGTCCTGGACTGCGCCTGCTTGGCGAACAAACTGTGCTGGGCCATGCCCTGATATTCCTGCGGGAGTTTGAAGCTCCCGGTTTCCGGTGCGGTCTGATCCGGGGTCTTGAAGGTCATCTGATTCGCCGGCTGCTGGGCCTGGCCGGCGAAATCATGCTGAACCGGTGGTCGGTTCTGCTGCCGCGTTTGCAGAAGCTGATGCAGCATCTGCGGCGTGGTGCCGTCATCGTGGGCAAGCTGGTTGTACTTTTCCCGCTCTTTATCATCCACGCCGGCGGCGTCAATCAGCATGGACTTATAAAGCGAACTGCTCACCGGGCCACGATTGCCTGGACCCGAGGCGGGTGTGGAAGTCTGCCCGCGCCCCTTGGCGACTGCCTGGGCGTGGGCGTTCTGAAGCTGCATGGACGGGTTGTCCATCATGCCCGAGGGCATGGCCATCGGCGTGGCGCGGGGCTGCACTTGTCCCATTCCGGTGGGGACGGTCTGAACCTGCCCGCGCCGCGCGAGCATCTGCGCCATCACTTCGGCTGGAATAAGAGAGGCCATTGTTAAACTCCGTAATCGCCACCGCCGCCGCCGTCACCACCAACGCCGGTCTGCTGTCCCTGCATCATCAGTGCCATCTGGTCGGGGGTCATTTGCTGCTGGGTTCCGGCGTTGGCCTGGAACTGTGGCTGCGCGGCATTCATCAGGTTCTGATACCCGGCCATTTGTCCGCCGGCCTGCTGTCCCTGCTGGAAATCAGAAGGCATCGCTGGCGAGTAACTCTGCTGCGGGCCAGCCATCTGTTGCATCTTCTGCTGGGTGAAGTTCGTCTGCGCGTAAGGTTGCTGCGTGTTGCTGATCGCTGTGCCCCCCTGAGCCGACGCGTTGGCCAGATTCCCATATGCCTGCATCTGACGCTGGGCATTCAAATCGCCCACCTGGGCCATCCCCAGGTTGTAGCTTTGAAGGGGGGCCTGCCCCATCGTCTGGCTGACGCTGGTGTTTCCCAGGCCGCGATTGGTCATGTTCTGCTGGACATTGGCCTGATTCTGCTGAAGCTGCGTGCCAAGCTGCATCTGCTGGGCATTGGTAGTCTGGCCGCTGAGTTGGGCGGCTTTGTTTAGATATTGCAACCCGGAGTTGATACCTCCGGTCTGCGCTCCGCTGCCGGGCGCGTTGCTGTTGAATTGCGGAAGTTGCGGGGGCTTTGCCGCCATAGGCGGCTTCGCTCCCATCATGGGCATAGGTCCGGGCATGAAATACTCCTAGTACATTAGCCTTGAATGCAGACGGTTCCGGTCTGTATCGTGATTGAATCTCCGGCGTTGATAGACGTAGCGGACGCTGTGAACTGTAGGGTTAGCGCGCTGGTTAGGTTGACGGTAGACACCGTGAACGACGTCGCCGTTGCAACGGCATTAGCCACCACTTTTGTCGAGGCCGCTACGGTTCCGGTTGCACCGGTTGTTTGGGTATATACCAGTGTCTCAATCACTGATTCCAGACTACCCGATGCAACCGCCGCCGTCGTGTAACTGGAGATGACGGTTGATCCAAGCTGGATATTAAACGTGAATGTGTTGGCGATTGCGGACGCGTTGAAAGTGACATGTAGGCGGATCAGTACGGCCCGCCCGACAATGTTGAGGAACGCGGCATTATACGGTATCTGATCAGTTGCGAACGTCAGCGCAGAGGTGCTGGCCGTGACGCTTTGGGCCGCCGCCCATTTGGCCGTGTTCGCTGAGACCGTTCCGAGAAGTCCGGGAGACGGCGCGAAGTTGCACACGAAGGCAACGGCCGTAGTGTCGAACCACGCATTGGCTATCGCCGGACTGCCCGGCGTGCCGACGCTAGTTCTAAACCCGTTGACGAATAACCCACTACTGACACCTAGCCCGCCGGGTGCCGCGATGTTAACGGCTATACCAGAGGCCGAGGTTGCGAGTGTCGTATTAATCAGCTTAATCGATAGACCGCCGGCCCCGACCTGAAGGCCACCAGTCGAAACCAACCGAACGCCGATCGTGGTACTGCCGGTGCTAGACCCGAGTATGATAGACTGGTCGGCGGCGATCAGAGGAGTGCCCGCCGTCGAGGCGGTGAGAACTCCCGTACTGTTAACGGTGATCGTCGATCCGTCCGCGTTGATCGAAACCCCGGTCGAGCCGATCAACAAGCCGCTCGTGCTCGATGTTAGGACTCCGAGGCCAGTAGCCCCGAGGTGAAGACCAGAATAGAACGTCGAGGAATTTTGCGACACCTGAAAATTGTATGCTTTACCGAAACTGAGGCTATTCGCCTCCCACAGTCCTAGTCCAACATTGGCCGCGTAGTTACTTGTGGTGGCCGAGCAAGAGCTACCGTTAATAGCGGCGGTGATCAGATTTCCCGCGACTGTGACGGTAAGGTTGTAGACCGAACTTGTGTTGAGAGTGACCAGTGTGGACGCTATGACTCCGGTGGTCATATCAGTAATCCACATTCTGTCAGTCCACACTCGTACCGAAATACCTTGTCCGCTGGTGAAGGAAACCTTATCCGTGCGAAGGAACACTCCGATCGCCGCAGTTGTGCCGACAGACATGCCCGCTTCCGGTGTCATGCTCATCGTGATCGTGTAGTTCGTCCCGATTGCGAGAGTAGGCACGTACATCGCAGATGCAGTCTGCGATCCAGTGTTGGATCGGGCACCCTTGGTTGTGACCGTTCCGGCATTCTGGATCGTCATCGCCGTGTCATCTTGCGACCCGTTCGGGATGATCACGCCGGCAGAGCAATACCATGTTGTGCCAGAACCGCCGATCGCCCCGACGTTGGCCCCAAGGGTTTGCGTGGTGAAATCGAAATTCAACAGACTTGTGGAACCGCCGCCATCCGCGAGCATCACCGCGATACCCGTTGAGGTAGTCGTGATGCCCCCGTTTGATCCGTCTCGGACCCGGATCGTCGTGCTTCCCGTGCTTGAGGCAACTGCGATCGACGTATCTCCTGCGATGATTGGCGCGGATATGGTACTACCGATCACGGTCAATTCGTTTAGTCCGTTAACGGTGATCGTCGATCCGTCAACCCCGACGAACAAACCGTTCGTGCTGTTGACGTTCAGGGCGCTGGTCGTCGCAGAACGGAACACAGCGATCGTGCTCCCGGCGAAGTTGATTGAGCTGTCGCCGTTGCCGATCCGGAAACCCGTGCTGTCCAGCCCAAAGCCGGGATTAGTGCTGGCAATATTGACGCGTAAACCAGCGGCATTTTCGGCGAGAGAATTATTCGCGAGCTTAACCGCCAGCTTGTCCCCGGAGATAATGATAGTGGACCCGTCCACTTTAACACCGGTCCCGGCAACGCCCGTGGACAACGCCCCATTTGGATCAACAGTAAAGCTGCTGCCGCCAAGCGTGCTGGTTGCGATCAACTGGCTCAGCCGCTGGAAGTTCCGGCGGATGCGATCATTCGAGGATGAATTGCGGTCTATCTTCGACATTATCGAATCTCACGATTACGTCCGCCCGGGACAAATTCAAGCATTGCGGACTCGATCGAAAAGAATGCCTGATCCGTGAAGTTGCTCAGCGTTAGACTGAACCAGCCCCCGCGCATACGTTGGCGAAATACCTTCTGCCGGCGGTCCATCGGCATTACGACTGTGGCGATGGGGTGATTATTCGCGGCATTATTTAGCCCCTCTGTTACAGAGTATGCATCAGGTCCCGCCGCAAGCTTGGCCTGAACGTTCCAGTGCGTGGATGACAAGACAGGCGGGAGTTCCCCGAGATCGATCGTGACCCCGGTAAGCACGGCTGCTTCACCAGGAACGGGCGCAAACGGCCCGAGGGTCACGGTCGCTGCGATCGTAGACCCATCATCATCGTACACCGTATCGCTTAGAGATCGTATGAACCCGTCCCAGCCCCCGAGGAGTATGGCGCGGTTGTTAGGATTTCCGTCTGCGAAGAACAAGACAGACGAAGTAGGACCAATGGTCGAGACGTATTGCGTTGGCCAGAATCCGGCCTCACCCTCGCCGACGCTACGCATATCCACGGTCATGTGTGTTCCGGCGGATTGATCTATCGGGGTCACGAAGATATGGAGATACAGAAGATCGGGGTCGTAGACTAGAGATACTTTCGTGGCCGAGGGATTCAGGCCAGTGAAACTCTGATTGATCTGCCGCTGGCTGATCGGTTCCGGGGGGCGGTAGAACTCCCATGCTGGGCGAACTTGGAAGACGCCGCCGGTCGCGACGAACCACAGGGTACCCGCCGGGTCGACGCACCACGCGTCCTTACCGACGATGCCGAGGGTATTACTGACGTTGGTGATCGTACCGCCGTCTGCTGGATCACCTTGGGCCATCCACAGAGAATGCGAGCAGCCAAATTTAAGATAGTCGTCGCTGAACGGAATCAAAGCGGTGATCGGCTCGCCGATCTTTCCGCTGTGGGCAAGATTGCCGGCCACAGCAGCGGCAGAGTCGGTCTGCGAATAGTCCCAGTCGGCCCCCGGGGGTATGACCACCAGGGTGCTGGTGACGGTGTTGAAGTAGGTGCCAGACGGACGGGCCATGTAAAAGTTCTGCGGATTCGCGGAATCGCCCGCCAGCGTGACACGGCCCCGCCAGTTACAGATTAGATTGCAGTTCGGCGGCACGGTGCCAGTTACGTTGCCCGGTGAAGGGACGGGCGTGACCGCGGCGACTGTATCGGTCGCGATCGTGTACCCCCACAAGAAGGGGCTCCCATCGGCTATAAAGACCACACCATCGGCATAGGCCATGCTCACAAATGCGGTCGGGGAAATCTGCGGAGTCGCTTGCCCGTTAGCGGCTTTCGCAATCACACCGTTCTCACCAACCCACACATATCCATCACACACGGCGATCAGTAACGTCTCATACCCGACCTGTCCTGTGGCGACCCCGACAGTCTGAGTGAGAACGAGATTGCTGACCGTCATCGACTCGGACAGATTAGACGGATCGAGGACGGTGAATATGGAGATATAGTCGGAACCGGAACTTACTGGAACGTGGAAGGTCCCGCCCGATCCGCCGCCTCCCCCGCCATTCGTGGTCCACGATCCGAACGTACCCGAAATATTGCCCCCAGAAGTCCAGGTGATGGTCATCGGTATCGTCGAACCCGGCGGGGCGCTGATCGCATTCGTTGTTTGAATGAAATCCCCAGTTGTGCTAGAGAAAACAAACAAATTGCTCGCAGCGGTCGAAGAGAGGAATTGATAATCCAACGAAAGCCGGGGATTGGGGCTTCCGAAAGAAGTCGCGGGATCGGGATCAATATTGATGATCAGGTCAAGCGAAGAGTTTGTCGATGTTGTATAGGACACATCAAATGAGAGGACCCACCCTACTTCGGGAAGGGTGCTGTTATACCTCGGCGTCGTATCGGAACTCCCCCCGACGTAATTAAATTCGTACAGCAGATTGTTCATTGCCGTAGAAACGTGGGCGGGCACAGTCCACCCGTTTAGCGGGGTGACGCCCGTGCTTGCATTACCCCCGGCATAAGCTACGTTGTTGACCGGCAGCATGCCCTGAATCTTGCCGATGCCAAGATCAGTCGGAAATTCCTTCGCCACTCCTGAACGCTGGGCCACGCGCTTGCGACCGAATGCGTCGTACGGGAGGACGTTTAGGGCGTTCCAGCAAGTGCCGGGTGGCTGCCCCTCGCGGGCGACCACGGTATTCACTCCACCGATGGGAGACGGGGCATGGATTCGAAGTGGCTGCGGCATATTAAAAATCCCCGCCCTCGTTAAAGGAGGGGGACCTGTAAGAAAAGATGACTAGAATTCCTTACCGCAGCGGATTGCCCAGCGCGTCCAGCCCGTCGCGCCATGAGACGATGCAGGATGCGTAGACAACCTCAACGGCGAAGATTTGAACGGCATCGGTCGTGTGGGCACCGGCCGTAATAACGAAGGAGAGGATTTCGTCCCGGGTTAGCCCCTGGCCCGATAGATCGAATTCGTAGACTGCTTCAGTCGCGGTGATCGCGGAAGATGTCACCGATGTGCCAGCGATGCCGACTGTGCTGCCGAGGATCGTGGTGCTGGAAGCAACGGTCAGCGTCGGCGTATTGGTCGCCCCGCCCATGCGGGCGAGAAGGCGGACGCGGATCTGATCAGAGTTTTCGTCATAATCGCGCGGGACTAGAAATCCGTACGTAGCGATCGTGGTATTGGATGCGGCGGATGAAATGATCGGGACGTTATTCACGGTGGTGAATGTAGCACCGGCCGCGAACACACCGCCGTTAAGGCCCAGGCTATAGTCCAGATTAAACCCCCCGTCATTCGGCAGCGGGGCGGTCGGGTTCTGGCGAAGACCGCCAGGGACGATGTTCTTGATATTCTGAAGAAAATTGTTAGGTGAAAACTTCATAGCGATACTCCTAGCATGGTGACACGGAGCGCGTCACGGAGAAAAATTAACCCAGGGGATTGACACCCACGGTGGGTCGTTGATACCAGTTGTTACGGAAGTCGCGAATCAGGCCACCCATCGTGCCGCCCGACGAGGGATTGCCGAAGTAACCCAGGCGCTTGGGGGCGCTCATGGCGTCAAGCAGGAATGCTTTCTTCAAAGCATCCCCCTTGTAGTATTGCCAAGCAAGACCCATCTGGTTTTCCACGTCGAATTCAGTCTGCGCCAGACACGCGGCCTTGAGCGCTTCATCAAACGCGAACGGAGAAGGGGGCGTGTCGGTGAGATTGACCAGCGACTGGAAACCCAAACGGTACGGAAAGATCGCGTGCAGAAATTCAGAACTGATGCGCCACGTCATCAGTTCCCAGCGGCGGCGCTGCGGGTAGTATGTGAGGTTCACGTTTCCCGGCGTGGCGCTGACAATCGAAGGCGTTGGCATCAGGCGAACTGCACATTCATACGGCGTGCCTGATTCAAAGTTGTAGTTCTGCCGGCGGCTGCGGATCGATACTTCATCGGTCCAACTGAGGATCATTCCCCGGTTGGTGTTCTGAATGTAGGTGATATCGCCGGTGTATTGCCCGGCAAAGTCAGCCGGCAGGGTATAGTCGCCGTTTGCGATCATCGACCAGCAGGTGGACTTCACGCCCGTTGATGTGAACGTGCTCGAAGCCGGCTGGCCGAAAATTTGAATCTGCGTCGGCGACAGGTAATTGACGATCGTGAACGGAACACCGTTGTTGGCGGTGCTGCTCGCTCCGAAGGGAAGCTGGAACCCCGGCACGGTGGTCGGCGGGTTGCCTCCCAGGAAGATGCTGCGAAGCTCCATCGACGGATAAAAACCAGCCGTTGATGTGTTGGTGCTAGACACGGTGCTGCCGTAGTGCAGCGTCAGCGTGGTGAAGTTGCTGGTCGAGTCATACGCCGTCGAAGATACATAGCTGGTGAGGCCCGTGGTATCGGCGGCGATCATCGGCCAGAAGTCGATCTGTGCAACCGGGTTCAACCACTTCCAGCCATTGGGGCCGGGGCCGTCGTTGATGAACATGCGGATCGCGTTGTTGACGATCTGCTTGCACTTGAATAGATCATGAGCGTCCACGGGAACCTGCGGCACGCCCTGGCCATCGGGGCCATAGTAAGCGACGCCCATTTTATAGGCGACTTCCAGAATCAGGTCGCTGAACGCCAGCACGCTGGTAGGCTCAGTCGTCGGATATGTTGGAATTCCACCGAGGGGCATGGGTTAGTCTTTCACGAAAGAGGGGCCGGATAAACCAGCGGCGGGTCTTCACCGTCACTGATCCATCCGGCCCGAGGGTAGAGAAGATATGGACTAGATCAGCTTAGCTGCCGTGCGGAGGAAACTGATATTGGCGTTGGCCGTAGCGGTGGAAGTTCCGAAGCCCAGGAGAGCGCCGTAGCTATCCGCAAGGTCCATCGTCTGGTCAATCAGTTTCTTGGCCACCTGCGAGCCGTTGACATACCAGTATACGTACTGCTTATCCGTTCGCAGACCCAGCTTTACCCACGAACTACCGGTGAAAGCACCGGGGGCAACCGCCGGAACATAGGCGAGATTCGCCGGGTTCGGGTTGTTGGCATTCGCGGTAAGAACGTTCGCGAGAACCGTCGTGGTGCTCTGGACCGTCTGGCCGTGGTACACGGCATCCAGATTGCTCGGAGCATCGGCGTGCATCCAGAAGCCGATCAGGCCGGTGCTAGCCGCGAGGGCTACGCCGGTCGAGAAGACCGTTGAGCTAAGCGCCGTGCTGTTCGCGAAGCCGAAGAACATATACTGCGACGTGATCTGCGCGGGTTCGACGCTGATCTCATACCAGAGTTTTGTCTGACCGTTCGGGGCGATGGGGGCCATCGGCCGAACAAACGCGATCGCATTGGCGGTGCTGGTATACACCACATTCACGACGCTATCACCCGCCGTATTGAACGACCAGGTGCCGTTCTGGACCGGAAGGCCCGGGGCGGTCAGATCCGCCTTGAAATCCTTATGAACAAAGTATCCAACCGCTTCATCAGTAAGTTCCTGGGACGAGCAGTCACCGAAGATATTGCCGCTGGGAAGCGACTGAGTAGTGCCGACCTGCGCGGTCGAGTTGACCTGCCCGGGGGCACCATAACCGATAATTCCGTAAGCCATGACTTGAATTCCTTATTTCAGTGAGACTGTGAGTTTCAACAAATGCTGAAATCAAGCCAATTACACAATAGCATTATGGATCACGAAGCCGGTCGTTCGGCGGTTGACGCACAGGTTGTTGTGCGAACCGTCGAGGAAGACAGTGAACGTGGTGTGCTGGCCACGATCAGTGATCGGCTTGGATTCCTCCATCCAGTACCCATCCTGCACGATCGGCTGCAACTTGCTCCAGTCCACGCAGAAGATCGGGTTCGGGTTCTGAGTCGTCGCCGACCCTTGAACGCTGAAGCCGTCCAACTGCGGGATATACTGAATCGGCATCTTGTTGAAGTGCGCGACCCCGTCGAAGTTGTGCAGCATCTTGCCAGCCAGATCACCCGGCTGGTTGTCGTCGTCCCGCTTATCGGACAAATCCTCAAGCTGGCTAGTCACGTCATCGGCGGCGTAGAGCTTAATCTTCGCGCCGACCTTGTCGTTGCCTGGCTTCTGGACGTTCGGGGCGGGTTTGAACCGCGTGCGGCGAACGGCGCTGCGTAACGTGCGGAGCAGGTTGTTATCCACGCGCTTGTAGATATCAGCGTAGTTCTGCCACTTCGGTTCGCTGGCGGCGTCGATGCCCGCGCAGACGGTGCCGGTGGTGCCGTTGCTGTAACGGATCGTCTGGCCGGCGAAGCCGCCAGCGGTGACGCCGTTGTTGAGGAAGTTGATATAGTACGGAATGCCGTAGGGATACAGCGTGTCCGAGGAACTGGTTGGCGTGCTCCAGCCGCGCGTCTCGATCAGTTCGGCCAAGTCCCACATGCGTTCGACGCGGCGCGATTCAAGAAGGTCAATAAAGCCCTTCGCCGAATTCTTGTTCCGCATGATTTCCAGAACGTCCCACGAGTAGTCCGTGGAAAGCTGGGTCCAGGGGACGTTCACCTGGAACTGGCTCTGATCTACCGTGGGCTGGTCGGTGTCATAGAGGCGGCGGTACTTGGCGCGACCGAAGCGGTCGAGGATCACGTTACGCTGGATCGACGTACCGCCGTCAACCTTGCGTTTATCTTCCTGGTAAATCTGGCACAATTCGTAGTTCTGACTGTCCCACATCACTTCGAACTGCCCCTTGGGCAGATCACGAAGCGTGGTCGCAATCAGGTCGGCGAGTGCGGCATTATCAACGGCCATTGTCAATTCACTTTCAAAATGGCACGCGCAGGACCACTAGACGAACAGCTTGGACAGACTCCCTTTAACCCGCTGTTCGAGCTTCCCCTTGTCGTTGAGCGGCGCTGCCGGGCGTGAACCCGGTTTAAGCGTCACGCCCTTGGCGCGGGTTTGAAGCTGTGATGTGATCTGCTTGCGTGCGGCTTGTTCTTTCAACCCGCCGGATACAGCGTCATGCGCGAGGCTCATCGCCTCGTCGAAGGTGAGTTGACGCCCTTGTTGAGCGGCCCCACCAATCAGTGCATCCGCGTATTCCAGCACCTTGGTCCGCTGAGCATTCTGAGTATCAGTCAGCTTGCTCGCGCTGGTTCCGTACGAATCCTTGTACGGGTCCAGTTCCTTGCCGCCGAAGAACCCATCGATCTGTCGAACCAGCATGTCGGCCTGAGCCTGTTGGCTGCGGGCCTGGGTCTGTTCAACGATCGGCAAAGCCCGTTGCATCTGCTCGATCAGCGGGTTCACCCGCCCCACGAGCGCGTCAATCAGGCCACCGGCTTCATCGCCGTAGGTCTCTTTCAGCTTGGCCACTTCCGCATCACTGAATGCCTGGAAGGCCGGCTTCGTCGCTTCCTTCGTCGGCGTTGTCTGTGCGGACGTTTGAGCTTGTGACTCTTTGGTCCTGCGACCTAGCTCTGCCCAGGCGGCGACTTCCTTATTCCGCGTCTGGTGAACCTTGGCCGCGATGGTGAGGAACTTCGGGTCGGCTGCTGCCGAATCGATCTCCTCATCCGTCCACTCCATCGCCTTCAAAGACCGTCGATACGCAGCAGGAAGGGTTGGGGCTTTGCCTGCGAGGGCTTTCTTAGCCGCAGCTTCTGTGGTCGGTGTCTTTGTCTCTGCCGCTGACTCCGCAGCGGTCTCGGTCGTTTCAGTCTCGGTGGCCGGGGTTTCAGTCTCGGTCTCCGTGGACTCTGCCGGTGTTTCATCCACCGTTTCGGTCGGGGTCTCGTCAGGCTCGTCGCTGAACACCGCGTCGAACTTCGACTGGATGTTGGCAGCGAGTTGATCCTTGGTTGACTCCGACGCCATCGGGACGGCAGCGCCGCCCGTTGATTCAATCTCCGGCATAATCGTGAACTCCACTGCTGGCGAGGCCAGGGTAGGGGAAGGGGGCGCATGGCCCAACAGGTGGTATGATGTCACTAATTATACCACAATATGTGGTATAAAGCAAATAGATTAACTTCGGACGCGCTCGCTGTTGGTTTCGATAAACCCTGCTGCGCCAAGGGCTTGCATCTTCGCTTTGCGGGTTCTTGCTACCGGAACGCCGTACATCGGATCGTCCGGGTTGGTGCTGATCTGCACATCAGGGCATTTGATGGAGAACGCGCGAATCTCCTCCTGATCTTCCATGCCGATGGAAAACATCTCGATCGGGGTGTGGTACTCTTTCAAATCAGTGTGGGGGAGCGTGGGGACGCGGTCCATCACGCTGCCGCAGCGGCTGCACAGTTCCTGGTGATCACTGATGATCTTGTGGAACACATCCTTGGCGTCGAAGCCGCAGGATTCACATCGGTAGTCATAAAGGGGCATTCGATCTCCAGCAGGTCCGCATCTTCAGGGTAGAATCCATCCAGAATATCCGACACATTGGCCCCCGTTCATTTCGGAAACGCGCGGCTGAGTCCTTTCTTGACGCGGTGTTCCAGGGGAGGTTTGGGGTGCTTTCGTTCTGGAAGTTTCCTATCCTTGGGCGTTGCGGATTCAAATTCTTTGGCGATCTCCGGGTGGTTCGCGTACATGTACTTACGCTGCGCTTGGCTCTGGAACGGCATGGGGCAACTCAACATTCGCGTCCCACCCGGCGAAAAAATCAGGCCGGGGAGAGATGCAGTTAGGGCAGATCGGGCAGACTTCGCAGACGATCGGTTTCTTCAACCCCTCGGCAATCCACAGCGGGCAGGACTGGTTGCCGATGAACAGGTCACAGCCGGCAATCACGTAGGCAAGGTCTTGCAGATCAGGCGTAGGCAGATACCGGATGGCCCCCACGGATTCCTTAAACGCGGTGTACTCATTCCACGTCCCTACAAACTCCGCACCAGGGTATTGCTCCAGAACCCGCTTCCAGGGGAAGCGATCGTTGTGGTAGCGAGCCGATCGCGCAATGAGCACGCCCCCGAACCGCGTCGCCGGTGCATTTAGCCAGGGCGATAATGCGGCGCTGCGATCAACCCCGTTCACATCCAGATAATGATTGGGCAACCACTCATTACACAAATCACGATTCATGCGGCGGAAACAATTGAGGTTGACGCAGTCCCCCGGCGGATAGGCCCACTGCACATCGGTGATATAGGGCTGCTTGCGCAACAGGGGGGCGATCGCGTCGAACCGCTCGCGGGTCATCCCGTGCATTGTTTCTACGCCATACTCATCCCGCAGATAGAGTCTCCCACCGCCCATTGCCCGGACGGTCGGCAGGGCAGAGATCACATCACCAAGATCACCGCTGTGAAAGAAATCCGTCATGGGCTATTCGTCCTCGTGAACGATTGATTCGGTCTGTGCATCTTCCTTCTGCGATTCGCCCTGGAAGGTGCCCTTGTCCTTGTCGCCGCCGAAGGCTTTCTTCATGCGGCCCTTGGTCTTCTTTTCCAGTTGCTTGCGGGCGTTCTTGTGGGCGTCCTGGGCAGTACCGGCGTTCTTCTCCAGATGCTTCGACGCCTTCGCGTGGCGATCAGGATCGTTCTGGATTTCCTGAGCCTTGGTGAGCGTGTCGGCATCCGACTGCGACTGGTACTCCTCTGAGCCATATTCCGGGTCGGCCCCGGCGACGAGTTTCTTAGCCATGTCAAGTTCTCCATCAGAAAAACTACGTACTATTTCTAAAACGCATTGGCGTCGGCGTTCATGCCGCCGGGGATTGCCGGGCCGGGGCGGAATGCGCTGCGCATGGCGGACTTCACCATGCTCTGTGCGTCGTTCGCGCCTTCCTGGAACCCGGCGTTCTGACTGTGCTGTTGCGAGGGTTGTCCCCCCATCACGGAGGAGGGCTGGCCGTTCTGAAGAATCTGGTCCATCATCCCGCCCCCCTGGGGCTGAGCGACCTGCCCCTTGCTGTTCTGCGCCTGTGGCCCCATCGCCTGCTGCTGCATCTGTTCTGTCTGGAACTGCGGGTCGTAGAAGACTTCTTCCATCCACTCGATCCCCGAGTCCTTGGCCATGCGGACGATCATCGCGGCGGCGTTGAACGGAATGCCCAGCGCCATGCAGATTTGCGCTGCGGCCATGACGGCGGGAAGAATCTTTTGGGCAAAGTCGTATGCCTGGGCCACGCGCGTCTTGGCGTCGACGCGGCCCATCGACTCCGGTTCAATCTTGAAAGTGAAGTCGATGAAGTCGCCGCGGCGGGCTTCGGGGGTTAAGACCACCTGGACTTCCTGCACGCTCGGCGGCATCCAGATCGCCTGTCCGCTGACCGGGTCAACCATCTGCTGGCCCGGCTGCTTCTGCCGCTGGATCAGCGGAATCTGCATGAGCGGATCAGTATGGAAGTACCATGCGCGGCGGCGGGCCTCATCGGCGGCGGCGACGTAGACCATGTCCTTCATGTCTTCGAGCGTGACGCCGGCGTTGTTGTTCAGAATCTGCGCGGCGGTGGCGCTCTTGGCGTCCACGCGCTGGCCACCCACCTGCTCGGGATTGCCGGCCATCATGTTGAACCACGCCTGAAGCGCGGCCAAATGGTTCTCGTTGCTGCTCTGCTGCCCGCCGAAGCTGAGCACCTTCACCGCATCAGGATCATCCACCGCGATCGCTTCACCATCGCCGGCGTTCTGAAGTTCTTTGGCGTCATCGCTGGCGGTGCGTTTGTAGGCGGTGATATCTTTCTGGCGCTCGGCCTGCTCAATGATTTTCTTGGCCATGCGGTTGGCCAGCACATGCAGGTCGTTCCAGATGCCCACCATCGGGATTGGCAGCGGGTTGCCCGGCACCGGCGGCGTCAGCGCCAGCAGGGTATACGGGCCTTCCTTCACGCCGTAGTAGTCATCAATGCGAAGGTAGTCATCATAGACCACGTCAGCGGCGCCGGGGATGGTGACGATCGCGTTGGCGCTGGGCACCCATAGCTCGACGATCTCCACGTCATCTTCAAACGCGGCGTTCTCCTCGATCTGGATGTTCCGCATCGACAGCGCGGACGCTTTGCTGTCCCGGTTGTCCGCGTTGTTCACGCCCGGCAGCCGCTCGATGAGATCGTTCTTATAAAGTCCAGACTCAAGTAGCACACGTCGAGGCACAGTAATGCGATCACCCATGTAGGCGGCGTCGCGGAACATATGCTCGCGGCTATTAGGATCGACTACAAAATTATCGAAGTCAACCTTCTCAGTGTAGACAGTGCCGGGATCAATGTGGGCCTCCAGATCATCCATCGCCAGGATCGAGTCCGACGCGCACAGACCCGTCTTCATGATGCCCAGCGTAAAGATCGCATCGACGATGCACGCGCGGTACACGTCACGAATACGAATCTTCTGGTCATGCTGATCGAGCGCGAGGCCGAGCAGCGTGGCGTACTGCTTGGCTTGCAGGTACGGCGTCATGAGGGTGTGCTTGGGGAAATTCATGACCATCGTGGGCACGAGGATTCGCACCGCGTTGAAGATCATGTTGAGGGCGTTGTCTCCGACCGCGCCGCTGGGCTTGTCGTAGTACGCGCCGGTGTACTGATTCAGAAAGTGCAACCGGGCGGCGCGGAAGTTGGCGAGGCGTTCGAACCCGCGGTTCACCGCCTGCTGCAATTTCTTGGGGGAGACTTCCTGGGTTACAGGCATGGCAGTTCCTACTGGGCCGAGAAGTCAAAGCGGTCATTCCGCTTCCGATTCTTCTGGCGTTCCTGATGTTCTTTAAGTCGGGCTACAAACGACCGGGCGGGCGACACCCGTTCCTCGGTCTGATACTTGGGAGCGTCCATCACGCCGAGAACCGCGAGCATGTCGGCGATGACCCGGTCTCCGTGGCCCTTGCGAGCAGCGTCAGACTCTGCAACCAATTCAGCAGGTCCGATGCCGCCACCTGGGTAGCTGACGTAGGTAAGTGCTTCGTTAAGAGCGGCGAGTGAATGATTGACGATTCGACCGTGGGCGTAGGCGCGGCGAAGCTCGCCCAGGGCGGTGGCTTTCTTTTCAGGGGAGCTACGCCAGCCGTATCGCTTGCCCACCTTTTCTCGAATCGTCCCAGCTTGTCGATCAAAGTAGATGCGGGGATAGCGGCAGACGTGGACGAACTGCCGGCCGAAGTCGAGTCCTGGATCACCGTTGTTCTCCCATACGACCAGCGGAAGCCCGTTGCGACCGCCGGCCCACAGGGCAATGGCGCAGACCACGCGGGCAAACTCGTGTGGCGGCGTGGACGCATTGGCGTACTCGCCGATCTTCTCGCGCGTTTCATTGCAGATGATCGACACCGTCGAGTTGCTGGCGTTCTGCCCTTTGCTGATATCCACGCCCAGCGTGTACGTCTTGGATTGATCCGGCCGGCGCGAACTATCCAGGGCGCACCAGATCAGCAGATCGCCTTTCTCGGTGACGCGAATGCGGTCGAGCGCGCGGCGGCGCAGCGCTTCCATCACCTTCTCGTCGGAGGTATCTTTCTTCCAGGAGACGCCGATCACATGACGCGGCTTGCGGACGTAGAGTTTCTTGTGCTGCTCGATGATGATCGATTCGAAGAAAGTGTCGCCCGAACCGATATGATCCATATCCAGTTCGATCGCCATTTCCTTGGGGGTACGAACCTTCTCTTCAGCTTCATACCAGGGAGACGTGACCCGCCAGCGGCCGAGCTTGTCCTGCACCGCTTTGCGATTCGCGCCCTTCTCAGGATGTTCCCACCAGGGGAGGACGAACACCGGTATGGTGCCGCTCAATCGCCACTGGCTAAACGTCGTGCCAGGACCATCGGGCGTAGAGCAGACCAGACGACAGGCGGTAACGTCCTTCGTAGAACGCTTAATACTTTCCGCCTCTTCAATCTTGGCAAACTCATCAAGGAAGATCGAAGTGCGACGATCAGATGATCCCGCCGTCGCATTGGCCGATTCACCATCGATACGAGCGCCGGTCGTTTGGTTGACAAGGTGCAGCTTCTTCCGGTTCATCGCCGGCAGCATCCATTCAGGAAGCCGGCTGAGGATGTAGTCGATCTTGCCGAACAGCGTGCCGGGATTGCTGACCGGCCCGTGCGGGTAGTTCTTAATCAGTCCGTCGAGGCCATCAACCGCGTCTTCCTTGCGGGAGATCAGCAGGTGCGACTCGGACTCGCGAAACAGGAACCGATGCGTAAGGACGGCAATATGGTTCCATGTAGCCCCCATGTCACGGCTCTTGTCCGTGAGGAGCGATTCACCATCGTCGATGCCCGACTCAATTCGAAGGATGTGATCATCCTGGATAGCCCAGGTGACATACGGAAGGTGGACGTGCTCGGCCTGTTGAACTTCACCTGTGTTAGAAGGTTCAAATACCCGAAGCGTGAATGCGAACGTGTTAATCCAAAACAGAATCGACTGCGAAGCAGCGGTGTACAAATCGACTTGAAGCTCAGGATCATTTTCGGCGGCGGTCAATAGTTCGGCGCGCCAGCGCAGATTCGCTTCTGGTTCCTTGGGAATGCGAAGCCCCGTGATCGGACACTCCCAAACAGAAGGGGCGGCGATGACGGGTAGCGCAGGTTTTTCAATGAACAGGTTCATTTATCGTCGGCGGCTTTGTTCATCGACCAGCGGTAAAGTTCCACTTCGCTGGCGCGGCGCTGCTGGCACTTGGGGCAGGTATTGACTTCGTTGAACTTATGAATCTCGTATGCGCAGCACCCGCACTTGCGGCACGTCCAGGTCTCGACGATCAGGATGCCCCCGCAGCCTTCCGCGGCGGTGATGACCTGCTCCAGCGTCATCCGATCAGGCTTGCTCATTGGAATCCTTGGCGGGTGGGCGAGGAATTTTGGGAGGTCCGACCGTGACAGCAGCGAGCTTGTTGATGCGGGCCTTGGCGAGATCGCGGACTTTGTCGGTGGCGCTGATCCGATCGACACTCTCGCTTTGAGCGATCGCAGCTTTTCCCTCAGTGCGTTCAAAGACGTACTGCATCGCCCACGCCACCGGCGGATGCGCGATCTCTTTCCGGTTGCCATCGTCATCACGCGTGGTCTCCACCCACCCCAGGGCCAGCTTCCAGATCAGTTCCGCCAGTGTCTGCGCGCGGGTGACGGGGGTGCCGTCATCCAGAACTGTGTGAACCTGCATCGCGAGCTTGCGTAGCTCATCGGTGAGGGCTTTGCCGCCGAGAATGCCGGGTGCCTTGGCCATTTAGTAAATCCAGTGTCCGCACAAATAGGCGACCGGCCTCAACAGGCGGGCGAGCCAAGTCCGGGCCATGTAGCCGATCACCGCATCTGGAGGTAACTTCGGATACGGTGGACGGATTTGAACGTCCCAAAACTGCTCCCATCCCGCCGGGGTGCAATTCCACAACTCACGTTGGTACACACGACGGATCATTAGAAGTTCCCGCCGGGGGTCAGCAGTTCACGCCATGTCGGACGCGGACCCTGCGTGGTTCCTTCCACGATGCGGCCATCACCGCTGACGTGGATGACCGCTGCGTTGGTGGACGTGAAAACCGAGGGCGTGACGCCCACCGGCATGCTGATCCCCTCCTTGCAGTCCAGATTCAGGCCGACCGCCGTATTGAAGCTGGCGATCAGCGTGCTGCTGGTAGCGCTGGTGGCCCCGGCGACGGCAGCGAGGAAGTCAGCGGTGCCGGAAGAAATCGTTCCTTCCAGGTTGTCGATGACCAGCCGTTCGGTGGACTTCAGCGGGCGCGCCACGAAATTGGCGTCCAGAATGACCAACGCCGCCGAGGCAACAGCCGCAGCGGTGGAGACGAGGGCAAGGTGAACATTTTCACCCTGGGTTGTCAGATTGTGCGCGGACATGCTTACTCCGAAATGAATTCGAAAATGTTGCCAACCACCGTGGGGTTTTCTTCCCACCGCGTCTTGGGAACTGGAAAATACAGAATGAGCGGTGTGAGCTTCAGCGCCGGCTGAGTAGTGGCGAGGGTGATCTTCCCATCAAGACTATCAGGCAGGTATTCATGGTCGGGCACCAGCCAGACCAGATCGGGCGCGTAGTAGACGCCGGAAATCCCCAGGCGCTGGTGGCCACCGTTGCAACAGAGCAGAACAATAACCTTATCAGGGTATCGCTTCTGCTCGTACTTCACAACCTGCTGCACGGTCAGATACCGCATGCAGTCGGTCGCGGTGCAGTCCCATACTCCATTCAGGTGATCACCGCCGTGGCAGAGCACACCGACCGCATTCGGGAATCGCCGGCCGATCTCACGCTGCCATGCTGGCGCGTACAGACGCAGAGAAGGATCGAGCACTTCCATCACGACGGCGGGGCGCTGCTCGGTGATCTTCGGCAGCGACCATGCCCAGGTCATAAAGACCACTTCCAGGACGATCGCAAGGCAGAGCGCAACGGTGACAAAGTATTTACGCATGGGCTTTCTCCACAAAGTCATCCATCGCATTCAGCATCAGTTGCTGGTCGGCCCCGACGACGGAGGTAAATTGCCAGGTAAGGGGCAGGTGCTGGGACCAGAGCCTACCGTGTTTAGCGGTGAGCTTGTCGGCATGGGGCTTCCAGTTGGGGTCTCCATATCCGCCGGTTGAAGCATGACACAGAGAAAGATCACAAGCGACGCCAATACGAATTCCACGCTGAAAAGCGCTGAAGCTAAAATCCACGTCGTAGCCATGAAAGCCTGGGCAAGTGTCTGGATCGAACCACGCGCGACCCGGCGTAAGCACGCCACGGTTGCACGCCATCCAGAAGCCGTCGATGACCTGGATGTTTTCAACGAGTCGATTGGGCACCCCATAGACGCTCAGCATGAACTGAACTTTGACACCCTCGGGCGTCTGCATCCCGACTTGATTCAGGACTTGACCTGCGACATGAGGTGGTCCAGCAGTGAACCATGCCGGGCCATCAAGGCGCGAGCTTCCGGCACCCCCGACGATATCAACGCGAGATAGATGCCGTCGTAGCTTTGCCGCAATCGGTCGTAAAGGTGCCGCGTCGTCGTGGCTGAAGATGACGTACTTGCCAACGGACTGGGCGAGTCCCCGGATGTATCCTTCGGCGATTCCAGTTGCGTCTTTGATTCGGATGATCTCATAGGCTTCACCGGCCAGCGCCACTGAATACGCGCCGCTCATAGCGTTGAACTTGTCGTCGTTGATAGAACAGACCACAACACTGAATTCAGGAATCCGAACGCTCGGCATCTTGGGAATAATCGCATCCATCAGATTCACCGGTGCCGGCGGGGGCACCTGCTTGCGATCCAGGGCCCGGTTCACTGCGTCCGCAATCGAGTCCTTCGTGTTCACTATTCAAACTCCGAAAAATCCTGTCGAACTCCGCGCCGTATCTGGCTTGATCCACACGACGATATGTGTCGCCTTTGCCGGCGTCGGAATGGAAAGTCTTTGGCATGTTGCTTCCAGCGCTCGGCGGTCTCATGAACCTGCTGGCTGCTGGGCCGCTCGGCCCCGTCCCACCCGGCCAGTCCACCCTTCGGCACGCAAGCCCATAGCAGGCCCC